GATCTCAATTTCTAATTCAATGAAGACATTTGATCTCTTCGTCGTTGAACTTGAAAAACAAATCAATGACACTATTAAAACTTCGTCGGGCCTGGAGCTGTATGTGGACAACCGCTTCAACGAGTTTAAGCATCGCGTTAATGCTGGCCCTTTGGTTGCTGTTCCTTTTAAGTATGACACTGGCGCACAGCCAGGAGATACTTTGTTCTTCCATCACTTAGTAGTACTTAATGAGGGTCAAGTGCTAACTGGGCACGAAGACCACTACCTCGTAAGGTATTGTGATCCAAGCATTTCGGTGATAAACAATCAAGCCATTGCCTACAAATCAAAAGATACTGGCGAGGTGCACCCTATTGGAGGGTGGGTCGTGCTTTCGCCTTTCGAGGAAGAGCAAGAACCCGAGTCCGAGGTCATCGAGGTCGTCAAACTCAAGGAGGACCCTGTCACAAAGGGGGTAGTATCATTTGAGTCTGAGAAGACCAAAGAGCTTGGCCTTGAGGTCGGAGACGTAGTTGGCTTCAAAAAGAACATGGATTACCGATTCAAAATCGACGAGGTGGAGTACTACAGAGTTGATTACACAGATATCTACTATGTCGAGGAAGAAGTTCACAACGGTTGAGGCCGCCACGCGTCTAATGGCGTCTATGGAGGTGGCTATCAACAACATGATCGACGAGGTTAAAAAACCAGTTGATCCAGAAGCTGGAGGTGCTGCCAGAAAAGCAGAGCTTCAGTCAATTAAACAAACAGCCACGGACTGTAAAGAGCTAATCGTTGAGAGACAGCGATTGGAGCAAATGATCAAAGATATTAGTACTAATGGATCAATCGAAGAAGCAAGAGACTACAGCGGAGGTTTCGCTGAAAGATTCTCTAAGTGATTGGAAAAAGATAGTATGGCAGTACAACAGAACAGACTTTAAGTTTTGGGAGGACTCCTGGAACGATAAGTTTGAGGACTAACCGCGAGTATCCCCTCAAGCTTATACCTTGTAGAAAGGGTAACTGGTCACATGTGGGTTCAAGTCCCACCTCGCGGACAAATTAAATCAAATGAAGAAACAAGCATCAACCTACATTCAGAAGAAGCGCATAAAGAGAGCTGATGTGCACTCCAAGACTAAGCACTCCAACAACAAGTCTTCTAAGCACTACTCTAAGAAGTACAAAGGTCAAGGCAGATAATCGTATATTTGGTACGTGAAAAAGCGAGACTACAAAAAAGAATACAGGAAGTACGGTAAGACTCGTGCAGCCAAGAAGTATCGCGCCGCCCTCAACAAGTACAATAGAAAGAAAAAGACCTACGGGAATGGTGACGGGAAAGATGCCGCACACTCTGGGTCAAAAATTAAAGGGTTTTTGAAAGCAAGCATTAACAGATCTAACAACAGGCCGAAGAAGCGAAACAGCAAGGGCTAAGGCATGCGCCTGTAGCTCAGTTGGATAGAGCATCTGCCTTCTAAGCAGACGGTCACAGGTTCGAATCCTGTCAGGCGTACAAAATTTAATACAATGGCTGAATACATTTGCAAGTGCGAAGAAAAGCACGAAGAGTCAAAAAGCGGAGTGTCCATCAAGTTCAACAACGATGGTGCTTACCATGACATCAAGTGTCCATGCGGTAAGTACATGGAGCTGAAAAACCCAAAGTCAGGCGCTCCTAGCTTTAGAAGCAATAGGTATGGCCAAGTCTACTGATGCGGAGGACGTTATCGCAATTTGCCCCAACGGTACGAAAGGAGATATTGTTCGAATCGGTGGGCTGGACATTGCACTTCCCGCTCAGCCTCCCAAGACGAAAATTGCAGGATATGGAAAGCCAAACCACCTGCAGTTGTGGAAAAGGATTCCTATGCCCGAGGAAATGCTTCGGATTAAGAGTATGGATGAGTGGGCCGAGATGCCCAGGCCCTTTAGAGAAAAGTTTCGTCCGTATGTCGAGGAGGAGTTTCGTCGTCGGCGTGAAGGCTTTTGGTTCTATAATGACGGTGTCCCTACATATATTACGGGCAGGCATTACATGATGCTTCAATGGACCCGAATGGATATCGGGTACCCAGACTATTTAGAGTTCCAAAGAGAAATTTTTGTACATTTGTCTGCGTGTGAGGCGGACCCCCGATGTATCGGGCAGCTGTATACTAAATGTAGGCGGAGCGGATATACCAACATCTGCTCTGCTGTGCTTCTAGACGAAGCCACACAAGTCAAAGACAAGCTCTTGGGGATACAGTCGAAGACTGGTAAGGACGCCCAAGAGAATATATTTATGAAGAAGGTGGTGTACATGTTCAGGCACTATCCCTTCTTCTTTAAACCTATTCAGGATGGAACGACCAATCCGCGCATGGAGCTGGCTTTTCGCGAGCCGTCTAAGAGAATCACGAAGAACAATAAGACTACGCAGACGGGCGAGGCTCTTAATACGGTCATAAATTGGAAGAACACTACCAACAATGCCTATGACGGAGAAAAGCTACATTTGCTCTATCTAGACGAAGCTGGTAAATGGGAAAGACCTACAGACATAAGGGACGCCTGGAGGATTCAACGGACTTGTTTGATCGTCGGGCGAAAAATTGTCGGAAAAGCAATGGTGGGAAGCACCGTAAATCCGATGGACAAAGGAGGAAAAGAGTACAAAGATCTTTGGAGGGATTCAGATCCAGACGAAAGGAACAAGAATGGGAGGACTAGATCAGGACTCTACCGACTCTTTATTCCCGCTGATATGGCGCTGGAGGGCTTTTTTGATAAGCACGGGAGGGCCGTACACGAAGACCCTGAATCTCCTGTTGAGGGCATTGATGGTGTAGATGTTGAGCTCGGAGCCCGTACTTATCTCAAAAACGAAAGAGAGGCCCTGAAGCATGATGCCTCTGAGATGAATGAAATTGTCAGGCAGTTTCCCTTTACCACAGACGAGGCATTTAGGGATAGTATTGAAGGGAGTCTTTTTAATGTCGGTAAAATTTACGAGCAAGTCCAGTACAACGACGAGTTGTTTCCAAACCCTGTTGTCGTCGGAAATTTCGTTTGGAAGAACGGAGAGAAAGATACAGAGGTTGTATTTACTCCAGATCCAAATGGAAGATTTCATGTCGCCTGGATGCCTCCTTTAGAGGTGAGAAATCAAAAGAAGTTTTTACGAAACAAGCGCGTTGCACCCAATGCAGAGCTGGGGGTAGGCGGGGTTGACTCCTACGACCTTGACGCCACCGTCGACGGACGGGGGTCGAAAGGAGCGCTACACTTGTACAATAAGTTTCACATGGAGTATCCATCGAACATGTTTGTGCTGGAGTATGCGTCCCGCCCGCCTCTGGCTAAAATCTTTTACGAGGATGTGTTAAAGGCTGCCGTGTTTTATGGGTATCCAATACTCATTGAGAACAACAAGTATGGCATCGCAAGATACTTTGAGTCAAGGGGTTACGATGGATACCTTATGGACAGACCCCGACACTTAATGTCCACCTCTGCAAAGGTGAACGTAAAGACAAAGGGAATCCCCTCTAACTCTCAAGATGTCATTCAAGCTCATGCTCATGCTATTGAGTCATACGTGCATGATTATGTGGGCGCGAATCACGAAACTGGTGAAATTGGAAAGATGTATTTTAACAGAACCCTAGAGGACTGGATTGGATACAAAATTGACAACAGAACCAAGTTTGACTTGACGATTAGCTCTGGACTTTGTTTGCTTGCTGCTCAAAAGGTTAAGTCAAAAAAGAAAGTGTCTGATTTTAAGGAGTCTAAGTTCTTCAGAAGGTACAAGTACAATTAACGTGATCGGCACATTTACTATATTTGCAAAAATGTATACCCACAAAGATGTACGGCAGCTCAACTAAAGCGTCTAAGTCCTTTCCCAACCCTCTAGCGTCGCAAGAAGAAAAGCTTGTTCAGGAGTACGGGATGGCCTACGCAAAAGCGATAGAGGCGCAGTGGAATGGATCTTCTCCAGACGACTCTGCCATCAACAGGAGAAATAGGGAGTTTCACAGAAACAGAAAGTACGCTAACGGTACGCAGGATGTCGATATTTACAAAAGACTTCTAAACAATCTAGACCCGAATAACAACGACGGGACCTTGTTGAACATGGACTTTAGTCCTGTCCCAGTTCTGCCTAAGTTTGCTAGAATTGTTACAAATAAGGTTCTCTCTAGGAACATGTACCCAAACGTAGAGGCCGTCGATCCTCTTTCTACATCTTTTAGAGACAAGGAAAAAAAGAAGATTGAGATGCTTGTTAAGAACAGGCAGCTTCTCGTAGATCTCAAAAAAGCCCACGGAATCGTTGTCAACGAAGATCCAGACAACATTCCAGAAACCCTCGAAGAGGCTGAAATTTTTCTTGGGACAAACGTAAAGCTTGACGCGGAGGTTGCGGCTCAGCTTGCAACACAGGCTACGCTTACTTGGAATAAGTTCAACGAAACAACATTTAGAAGAGCCGTCGGAGACCTGGTTTCCTGCGGCATGTGTGTTGTAAAAAGATTGAACGATCCGTCATACGGAATTTCCATTGACTACATTGACCCCAAGGACTTTGTTCACAGCTACACAGAAGACCCAAACTTCGGCGACATAAGCTACGCTGGTGCTGTTAGAAGAATATCCATTTCGGAACTTAAGAGACTTGCTGGGGAAAAGCTTACAGAGGAGCAGATTGAAAAAATTGCAGAAAAGTCTGCATCCAAACATGGCAAT